TTTGCAATTCTCTCATTTTTCGTTCTCCTTTAAAAACAAAAGGGGAAGCCGAAACTTCCCCTTAAATTACTATGCCGAAACTTCGATCGAAGTATAAAGATCTGAAAGTCTTGTCAACATTGTCAAAACATTCATTGTGAGCTTTGCTCTGGATGACTCCATTACAACTCTGCCCTTTACTGCTCCTCTGTCTCCGTCTGCGTTGATTTCACGATATTCTCTCTCAACATTGAAAGAGCCACCACCACGAGTTAAAGCAATAGCGGTTGTTCCAATATAGAACACTCCTGCTCCGAGAAGAATCTCACTTGCTCCACTTGCTACGGTATCGCCAAGAGTGATGCTCCAAGGCTCTGCCGTACTTGCAGAAGCCGCATCCGTGTTGTCATAGCAGGCTTCGAAAGTAACCGAAGGAACTGTGTCATCCTTTTCGGCGAATGTCCATTCAATATTACCCATATTGATTGCATTCGTAAGCTCGATTGTGACTTCCTTACCGCCCTTTGTCTTGCCTACCCACTTAACCGTTTTGAAATCTGCGGAGATAACTTCGCCATTGCCAAGATATGTTGTACTTGCCATTTTGTTTCTCCTTATCTTACATAATTTTGAATCTGAAATCGTATAAGCCTGTGTTTGATGCTCTTGTCCTGATCGAGAATTGATTTTCGGTCCATTTTGAAGAATGTCGGCAGAATGTGTGTCTGTGGAAGATTCTGCAACTGCAATAAATCTTCTATTTTGTCAGACAACTCATCAATAGCCGTTGTCGAAGTTCCCTTATCCCACACATCCACTTCAAGCACATAGTCCTGTCGACTTAAATCTCCAAGATCTATCTCTCTGAATGTGAATACCGCATGCGGATATAACGCATTGTCTGCGGCTTGCTCAAAGTACACATTTGTTGTCAGGGTTTTCAATTTGGTTTGTACTAACTTCTTTAAATCATTAGTTCTTGTGATTTCATTCGCCATTGTCCGAATAATCTCCTTCGTTACACAATGCCTGTGCCGCCGAATCGCTCTCGTTCAAAGCACTCAAATATTGTGATTCTATCTCCACTATTTGTTGAATGTTGTCCTCTACCATTCCGGAGAGAAGTCCAAGCTTGGGAGTCTTGCTTGTTCCAAACTCTTGGAAGTAAGCATAGAATCCGTCTTGCTTGCCGGACATAAGACCGACCTGGACTCTCGGATAAATTGTTGTCTTTGATGCGATAACATGATAGTTGACCGCTTTTCCTGCGTGTCCTGTGTGCTTATCAAAATATTGATAATAAACACTTTTCCACTTGGAACGGATAAATTTGCCAACATCACGCAAAGCCGCTCTCGACAATTCGTGTATATAGTATTGACAAGCATCAACATTGGAAGTGTATGTCACTCCATTCTTGTTGATCTTTGTAACCGACTTCGGAGCACTCATTCAATACCTCGCTTGCAAACGATTTCAAGGTTTATTTTGTTGCGATATGTTCGCAAAACTGTGTAAATCTCTTCCGTACCACCAAAAGGAGTGTACTTCAAGCACTTCTCATCCTGATAGTCGGCAAAATCTGCAATCAAAAACTTGATTTCAGGTTTTAAGCCTACGGCTTCGGCTTGGTAAAACTCACTCTGACCGATAGATTTCACTTCTGCGAACACATTTCTCTCTGTGAATGATTGAACTGTGTCTCCATATTCATTTACTGTGTTAGTTTCTTTCATTAACTTGATAACTGAATCAAACATTGTCGCTCTCCGTAAATGTGGATTTTCTCAAACAATCACATTGATATTTGAAGGACTCGTTGTATCTGTCTGCATCCTTCACATCACTCGCATAATATGCAAGTGCATAGGTTTTTATTGCCGTTTCGATTATCTCCGAATCTCCTTCTGCCAGGTCGGAGTCCACTCCGGCTCTGACAAGTTCCTGTCGAGCCGAAGTGATTACATCCTCAATTTCTGAATTTAGAAGATCGTGAGATATTCGAAGGGCAAGTTTGACTTTCGTGAAGATCGCCGAAGGAGTCGGAGTCGGTGTAGGCTCGTCATTCACAATCGGCTCTTCGTTGAGAATTTCGTCTGTCATTGCTTGCCCCTTTCTTTATTTTTTCTTTGTGGTTGTTGCCTTTTTGGAAGTGGCAACTTTCTTCTCTGCTTTTGCTACCGTAACCGCCTTCTCTGTGAGCTTTACGAAGCCTTTTTCTGCGAGTTCCTTTGCTCGGTCATCCGCATACTCGACTTTTGCTCCTTCATTAAAGGATAGTCCGGTATTTTTATCTGTGTAGCTCTGTAAGACGATTACTTTCATAAGCACTCTCCTTATTAGCCAACTGCGGGAGCAGTAATGTTTACGAATGCACCGCAAGCGATAGGCTCAACTGCGATATATTCTCTACCAAGGATGTTTACAAGATCGGACTTCATATCTGTCTTGTCATCAACCTTGATCTCAACACCGTCTCCGTTGGGGAAGTTAGCAAGTGCACCGAAGCCGAAATCGCCAACGATTGCATATACTGTGTTCTCGTTTGCATCTGCAAGTGCAGGAAGTGCGGATGTGAAGTAAACAGGGAGACCTTCAAAAGGATCGATTGAATATCCTGCACCATACTGTGCGGCTTTGAAGGATGCCCATGTTGCCTTATTCATAACGATAACAGGGTTTGTTGCTTCGTCAGATAACTGACCGAGAGCCTTTGCGATAGTTCCAACTGCGGCACCGGCTTTTACCTTCTTTGCATAAGGAGCAGAAGTGGAAGCGGTTGTGTCGAGTGCGGCGATCTTGCCGATAAGAACTGACTCTGCCTTCTTTGCGATCTTGTATGTGAGTTCATCATAGATATAGTCAAGGAATGCCTGACCTCTCATGTCGAGAACTTCGTCAGATACTGCAACCCATTTTTTGATTGATTCAGGAACGAGTGTGACAATACCAAGAGAAAGAGTCTCTTCGGAAACTGCTCCACTTCCTTCGTTGTGGATAACTGCATCACTACCGCTAATCTCGAACTGAACTTTCATGTTGCCTGCAACTTCGAGCTTTCTAACGAGAGCCATAATGTCTGACTTCTCCCAAGCGGTCTTGACAATGTCATAAACCGAATCAGGAACTGCAACTGTGCCTGATGCACCAACATTAGTTGTAAGAAGGCTTCTGATCTCGTCTGCCTTGCCTGTCTTGATGTACTCTGCGAATGCGTCAACATACTCTTTTGAATTTCTGTACTCTTCAATCTTTACCATTTTGTTTTCCTCTTTTCTTTCTTCGACAACTTCTGCCTTTGCTCCGTTGTCAATTTCCTGTGCCATAGCCTTACGAGACTCTAATGATTCAAGTTCGGCTTTTCTCTCTGCAAGAAGTGCTCTCTCTTCGGTTGCCTTTGCAATCTCTTCTGTGCTTTCAGAAGTCTCAACCATAGAATCAAGCTCGGACATTCTTGCTTCAACTTCTTCGAGCTTCATGTCTTTAATTTCCATGATGTTTCTCCTTTTCATAGTTGTATTTTGCCCTTGCCAAAAGAATCTCCTGCTCTCGTGCAAGTCTCTCCGCTTTCTCCTGTTCGATAAATCCGTCAAACCGAGATCGAGTCGCAACTGAAATGTCTGTGGTAGGGTTAGCCGGAAAACTTACCGCCGACACATCAAAGATCTTCTTGATATGTCTTATAGTGCGTAAGTGCTCCGTTGTGTTATATTCATCATCATCCACGATAAATGCGAAGGACATTTGCGAGTACATACCCGTAGAAATCTCTTCGAACATTTCCCTGGATGCGGATGTTTTTGATAAGTCTGTTTTCGTAAGAAGTCCGTTCTCATTCACTTCGAGTGTGAGTGTGTTGTTCTTCGTTCTTGCGAACACAGTTCCTTCGTGATCTTTAAGGAAGATAACATCCGACATATCACAATTTTCGAATGCTTCCGGCAAGATTCTTTCTTTGTATTCGATTCCTTCATCCTCAAACAAAACATAGGTCTCGAATGTGGATGCGTAACCTTCAACCAAAAAAGAAGGCTCGTTTTCGCCTTCCTTTCGAACTTCCACCATAGGGAAGTTTCTATATTCTCTGTTCTCTCTTATCATTATTCTTCTCCTTCCTCTCCTTCTTCGTTCTTCGGTCTACCCACAGGATTTGCACTCGGCTCGTCTGTGGTGTCTCCTGTCTTTCCGGTGTCGAGTCTTAAAATGAACTCGTCTCCACCTTCATAAGGACTCATATTGAATAATTCTCTAAACTCGTTGGGAGTCATCAGACCTCTATCAACAAGCGAAACCATTGAGATTTTGGTTTTCGCACTTGCGTACTGTAAACGATTTGACTCAAACCACACTTCTGCTCCGAAACTCAATTCTCTTTCGGAGAAGATCTTTCGTGTGAGTTCCAAGGATAAGGCAACCAAAAACGGCTCGATTCGTGATTCATAAAAAGCATCATATTCTGACTCTGAATACTTGGACATTATGATCTTTTCATTGACACCAAAGTATTTGTAGACTTTTTCTCTGTATTCCTTGGCTTCTTCTGCCGTTGCCGTTGTCGGCTTCATTTGAATAGGAATAAACTCCTGTGTGGAGTCAAGGGATGCAATACCGCTTCCGTTTTCGAGACTCATATAGTCCTGAACGAATGTGTCTTTCTGCTTCTTCACATCTTCCGGAGCGAGCATTGCTTTTGTGCTCTTCAAGATTCCTCGAAGATTTGCCGTGCTCTTAACTGCGTTCGCCGCTCCTGCATCCAATGTGTTGATTACATCCAAAGTCGAGAGCAAAGGAAGGTTTGTTTCTCCGAATATGTCGGAGTCTAAATAGTCATTACGGATGACCGCCAAATCTTCCCAAGGAATTGTGATCTTCTTCGCCGCTCTTCCATTGAAATGAAACTGAATGAATAAGCCGTTCTTGTATTCCATTGCTTCTGCGGTCTCATAAGGCACAGGATAGAAGCCAATGACATGATTGAGATTATCTCTCTCGATATAAAGAAAAGCCGTGTTCTTAATTTCAAGGATGTTTCGCAACTTGGCAAGCATATCCTTTCCGTTCATATACTGATTTGGTTTTAATGCAAGAAGTCTCTCGATCTTCTTATCTGTGCACCTCGGATTTGCTTTGCTCGTATGCTCTGATAATGCCCTGACACAAGCTCGAACATCATCCGAAGCATAAATGTTGTTGCCGAACTTACTGAAATACGAGCGATAAGAATTTAACTCCTTAAACCTCGTATAAGTGTAAGTTTGGTCTTTCTTGATCGGCTTGAATAAATCAAGAATGCTCCTTCGTTCTTTCATTTCTTCTCCTTTATCTTACATAAGGCAAATATTCTTCTCTGTGCTTTGTATAACCTACATAAGCATTGAGAAGTGACACCATTCCGTCAATTCTTCGGTCTTTGTGCATCTTCACAGGCATAATGCTTTCGATTCCGTCTTTGTTCAAAGACTTCACTCCGGTATTTGCCAAGCACCAACGCAGAATCGGATTGTTGTTGTAATTGATTTTATGGTCTTGAAGTGCACACCCTAACTCTTTCATAGGTTGACTCCAAGTAAACGCACCCTGTGCGGTTTTTTCCATTTCGAAACCTTGTTCAAGCATTTCCTCTTGCCAATACCCTGCCAAGGCTCGGTCATAACATATCCATAAAGGGCGAATGTCGAAGTTTCGCACCATATCGACAAACCATTGTGTCACTTTGGAATAGTCGACTTGTGCTCCTTCGTTTATCTCTATCCACCCTTGCTCTTGCCATAGTTTGTATGGAACTTGTTTTGTGTCTGCTCCGAGAGCTTCGTCAATCTTCTTCTGTGGTATGAAATACTTTTGAAGAACGAATATCTCGTCTCTGTTCGGTTTTCTAACGAGCAATGTCGCACAGGTAAGATCGTAAACGGATGACAAGTCACAACCGCCGATCGCATAACTGTGAGCGATCTCATCCATACTATATGTGGACTCGTTGACGATCCATTCAAACGGAAGCCAAGCCGAAGAGCCACTCTGTGGAATGTTAAAGTCCTTCACAAGAACTGTCGGCTTGAATGAAGCATCATCCTTTGCCTTTTGCACCATTTCACGGAGATAGACTCTCGATTTGATCGTGTCGAGACCTGGGTTTGCTTTCAACCATTTGTTTTCGTCGGTCCACTCGTCAACATTGTCAAGCTCGTAGATAAACGGAAGGAATCTTTTATTTCGAACTGTGCCATTCAACACATTCGTTGCATACTCGTATTGAGCATCAAAGATTCCTTCTCGTATATATCCGTTTGTAGTTATACAAAAAAGCAACGGTTGCTTTCGTGCTCCCATTGCTTGTTTAATCAGATCATATAAGTCTCGGTCTTTAATGGCGGCAAGCTCATCAATGACCGCACAATGAATGTCCAAACCGTCAAGAGTGTTCGTGTTGGATGCCAAAGCCTTTATACTTCCGAAGTTCTCCGAGAAGTAAAGATCGCTTTGCCTTTTTCGGATGCACCTTGAAAGAGTCGCATCCTGCTTAACCATTTTATCTGCCGCATTGAATCCGAGCATTGCCTGATCTCGTGCGGTTGCAACATTATAAATCTGCGGAGAGCCTTCCTTGTCATTCACAAGAACATCAATCTCTACCGCCGCCGTTTCGGTCGACTTGCCGTTCTTTCGCCCTTCGATTATAAGGCACTCATTATATTGTCTTAAATTATTATCATCAACAAATCCGAACAATGCTTGGAGTCTTGCCTTTTGAAATAACTGTAACTTCAAAGGCTCTCCAATATTACCGCTCGGAACTTTGCAAAATGTCTCGATAAACTGTGTGTGTCGCTTGGCTATACTTGCATCAAAGTGAAATTCATCCGGAGCCAGGTATCGCTCAATTAAAATCTCACTTATTCTCCGCATTTTGTCGCAAGCAACAATTTTTCCGTCAAGAATCTTGCCGAAGTATTCTTCGAACTCGATCAATGCGTGTTTACCCAATCCAAAAGGTTAGAAGATGCGGAGTTCTTGCTTTCCTTGGGGATAAGGTCTGTCAGATAACGAATAACTACACCGTATTGCTTTTGTAACTGCAAATAACTCGTCATTGCCGCCGTTTGCTTACTTCCGTATTGATAATTCTCGGAAACTCCTTCTTTTTTGATCGTTTCTCGTAATTGTGCGAGCTGATCTTGCATAAAGAGAGCATCTTCGATCATTCCGGAAGCGACTTTGAGCGAATCTTCCGACAAAAGTGGAATAATGTCTTTAAGTTCGTAGTTCTTTTTGAATTTTGCCATATCTTTTGTGTTCTCCCTAAAAATATCAACAAATAGTGCTAAAAAAGTGGGTTAAATGTTCGTCACTCGGAAAAAGGAAAG